CACCCGTCTCTTTTTATTCCAAGCCCTAGGATTTTAAGGATCTAAACATGGATTGCGCCCCAATTTTATTTTCACTCTCAAATCAGGATAATTGAGAGACCGCTTTTATAGTTAAGCGATAAACTATATCTGTTGCTGTAGCGTATTAGAATTTACGCTACCTACCCAAGATGCATAACCAAACAACCAAACACCTGCGCTAGGCACATTATTAGCACTTGCGTAGGCGTTAGGTGTCGTATTAACTCCAGCAGTGCAGCGCAAAGCTGAATTGCCGGAGAATGCTATAGCTGGGTTAGAATGAATTGCAGCAGTCGCGGAACCCGCGCTACCGGTGGCGACCATATATAGGTCAAATCCATCGTTAAGCGCCATCGCGGTATTACCAGTTGTTGACTCAATAGGTTGACTAAACAACTGGTTGGCTGAAGGTACTGAACCAGCAGAAACCGTAAAAGTAACTTTAATGGTATTAGTCCAATCAATATACACTTTAAACACATCTCCAGATGCGTAACCGGTGAGAGAGGACAAATCAGTAATCGCGGTGCCACCAATAAAATCAGTACCAAACGTTAAACTGGGGACAGTAGAGCCACTCGTAAGAGCAGCAGTACTCCACTTAAGTTGAAACGGAAAGTACATGATCAAAGGGTGTGGAAGAACTGAGCTACGAGGATTGACAGACATTTCACTAAAAGTTATATCATAATCTATCAGGAAATAACCTGGCGATTCTGTTGAGCTCGTTTTAGAGTACAACGCTATCTCACCTTGAGCTTGCGCATTAAGATCCAAATTTGAACCAGTCACCATAACTTTCGTCGGCCCCTTAGGAACGATCGAAACTGTGTGATTAGTCCATTGTGGTCCAATAACGGTCTCAGGTTTCGAGAGAGCATACGGTAAAAAAGACGTGGAGCTCCAAACCGGAGCGGGATCGTCTCTATTAGCTGTAACTTGTATCAAAACATCACCATTAGTAGCAGTGCTACTACTGGTAATGTAATGCACTCTAACCGCATTAAATTTAAACTTATTATACATTCGTACGTAGTTTCGAATAACTGAAGATGTGAATGCAGCGGGGTTCAGCGGGAAACCTCCCGCATAACACCAACCGGTGCATGATCCAGTATTAGTTGCTGTAAAAGCATAATCTCGGCCAATGACTCTACATGAGTCGAGTGTAGCTTTAACAACACAAGGTTTAGAACCGCGCAAACTGTTGCCAATAGCAACAGGAGCAGTCGACATCGTTGAGACAGCACCCATCGGCGTTGCATTACGACGCGCAGCTCTCGGCGCTCTTCTTCGAGACGCCGTCTTCGGTCTTTTTGTACCTGCTTTCTTCGATCTAGACATACAAACTTTTTAATAATTGTAATAATTCTTCTTTTACACCTCCTCCAACCTAGTGTGTGTATGCACTTATAGAGAAATATGGATCTTATTCCTCTTTACTTTCTTTCTTTTCCTAGGAGCGTTCCTATGAATACCATACATCCGAACAAAGAATGGAACTTCCCTGTTCAAATTGGCTACAGGATAACGCTCTTCGGTAACAGAAGGGTTGTATTTTTGCGTAGTGGAACTGGTTTCCTGCCCGGTGTAAGTCTCTGTGACTACTCCGGGTGTACTATCAACAGTCCCACTACCATCATATACAGTAGGTCTTAAATCCCTACTAATGAAATCAATTTTCTTATCGGGTGTGGCCGCGCTACTTTTCTCGCTGTCAGCTTTCCTCGATACAGACCCACCAGGTCTGTTCGGATCAAGCCACCCACCGGTGTTCGCGTCGAAATCTGATGCATATCTTTTGCTATCAGAATTCCCCATCTTTTTACTCCGACCTATTTGAAAATGTGGAAACGGATCAGTCTTACGATAATTGATTATTTCCTCGCGCACATCTGCGCCGTACTTTACCAAATCATCGAGATCTGAGCTATTTCTGATTCCACCTACCACTAATCCAAGTGGACCATAATCAATAAATGAGTCCCATATCACGGCCGTCGAACGGCCTACATGGTTCCCATAAACTACAGCAGTTCCTGCCATATCTGCTGACAAGGATTGCAATTGTGCAACTTCCTCACCATACATTTGGTCAGCAACTGTTCTATGCAGACGATCAGTCCACTTAGCATAAGCACTATCATGAAGGCGGCTAAGCGCATCGAGGGGGTCTTTAGGCTTTCGGTTCCCAAATTCAACAGAGGCCTGTATCTCACCGTTAGAGATATACGGACCTGTGTAATTAGGTAAGAAACTGAAACTATCACCCATCTTTTACGCCAACCACCACCATTATAGAAATGCATATACACAATCATATAAACACATGCACAAGCCCAACTTCATGAATCCAGAGCACTGTCCAAAACAGCGTCCAAATCATAAAGTTGATCCACAGGGAAATTGTCAAAAGTACCATTGCATTCATAGCCCTTGCTGTGATATTGAAGACATTGTTGCGTCTTCAAAAGATTCAATGGAAATAACTGAGGGCGTTCTTTTCGAAACTCTCTGTATAACCTATCAAATATCTTGAATCGCTTATTATCCCAACAATAATTTATCATAGCAGAGCTGAGTGCCATGGCAAGATTCTCATCTTTGCAGCGTTTCATCTTTTCAATATGCTTTGTGAAACGAGCCGGTCTGTACTTAATGACACCTGTCTTCGTGTCAAATAACTCAGTGCTGAAATAACCAACACCTTCCCAGTTATCTTTAATTTTAATTTCCATTTCGACTCCCAAATTACTGGACTCTCGGCAATAACGCTCAGTATCAAATCCATCTGGAATATTCTGAACGGTATCGTCACCACCAGCAATTATCGCATAAAGCTTTCCCAATATCTCTGCGTCAGATTTCTCCATCCGCATCAATATCAAGACATGCAAAGCAATCTGACAGATAGTATTAAAATCAATTGTGCATAACCACCCGCTTTTAACAATCCCTTCGTAAAAGGACTTCCAAGCGGATCCATCTGCACAACAATAAATACCTTCAGCGGCTTCATAGACGGCTCCTTGTGCATCCTTAAGATATTCACGGAATTCTTCATCGCTCATATCACTAGGTTGCACTGCGAGTTCAGGAATCAAGTCTATAAATATTTCAAAAAAATACTTATAGGCATTGAAATCCCAATTTGTCTTATCAGCTTCTCCAATTCTATCATTGAATTGTGAGACCAAATGTTCCACATGACCCGGTTTCCCGGGTGAAAATGCGTACTTAATTGGGCTCTTCTGCCAGTTCATAACTGCAACTTCTAACATCTCTCTAAAGAGTGCTTGATTTTTAATCATTTTGTGAACGGGGAAACCAGTAATAATTCTCAACATTCCTTTCTCAAGCTTCCGCTTCTTGTGCGGATCAGCTTTACCGAAGTTTTTAAGGTACAGGGGCTCATCCCACTTCTCGAGGACTTTCTCTATTACTCCTTGTTCACCAAGTTTCTTTAGGACGTCCCCGTTAGTGGGCATACCTTGTCCCTGATAAGGGACACCAGCACTTTTCTTGAGATCGACGAGGTTCGAGTTAATGATCCTCTTCAAATTACTTTCAGACTTATAGCCTACTCTAGGTTCGTACTTATTATGCTCAAGCATTTTAGCGAGCAATTGCACGCACCTCTTCCTCTCGGCAACTGTAGGAGGTTTTCTAACGGTTTTCTGACGTTCCCCAAACAAATTTAAGTGCTTATGAAGAGATTTCTTCTCAGTACTCGCGTTTATTTCGGGCCACGCAAACTCACCATCAACAAAACCGAGCTTCACAAGCTCCTCGTTGTTGTTTTTACACCAATTAGCAACGCCTTCATTCACCGATGGTACTTTACCGGTGTGAACTGGCGTTACGTCTGAAACGCGTTCATAGTGAGACCGCGGGACGGGGGCATTCTCTTTCCTTCTACCATGGCGGTGTTTCTCCATTTTAATGGATTTATCAACCGCTTTCATGGGACTACTTGAGATCATCTTCCGCCTGGCTTGCCTCACTTCTGATCGCTCAGAGACGCTTCCTGAACTAATTGAGCTTTTCGGACACGCATTTTCCTTTCTACGGTAAGACATATAGTGATAATCATCCTCATCATCACTATAGTCCGCCCAATTGCGGCCACTCTTAGGTTTAAAACTGGTTAAATCGCTACGATTCACTTTATCAGTTAAATCGTAGCCCTTCTCTTCCAGCTCCTCCTCAGTTAAGTACCGCATGGCACCCCTAGAATTAACACCGACCAGAGCTCCGTGCTCACGTTTAACTGACAACGTCTCACCTTCTTTCCTGAATTCATCCTCATACTCTTTTTCATCAGGGGATGTAGACCACTCAGGTTGAGGGAGGAAATGTTTTATAGTTTCCACTCTGATCGCAACATTACAATCTATTGTATGTTCAACATGCATTCCTACTACGCTTCCACCACTGAACAAAGGTGAACCGGAAAAACCTCTTTGGGTGCTAGCTGTATGATACAGCTCCTGCTTACAGGGAGACTCAACCGTCTTCCCATTTCCGGTCATCAACACGTCATTGATCCAACCAACGGAATTAACATCAAGTCCCCAAAGACTCGGCTTTCGAACCGAGCTTTTAGTTATCTTGAGTTTACTCCACAGGTGGGTACCAATATCGACGGCGAAAACATCCAAAGTGTCACAATGAAACTTATTATTCTCAATAAAGAAAATGTCGCGCTCAACGCGCTGCGCATTTCCTGTATCAATAATAGTGATGCCCCGTGCGTTTTTCTTCTGTCCAAGAAGATAAACCTCACTAACACCACTACTTATAGCATTTGCGACATGTTTGGCTGTCACCAAATAATCTTCGTAACGCCAATAACAGGCTATTATGCTTAACTCACTGTTATTGGAAGCCACGGCGATCGCACCTACTGGACGATTGGTTGATGGACAAAGAAGAGAACCCGGCAGCGCCATTTCTTGCTGTCTAATAGCGGAAACTTCACGCTTAGACAAATGGTACTGCTGTCCCTTTACCACAACATTATAGACCAACCCTTTTTCGGTAACGTCAGTGCTCACAAAATAGTTGGAACTGTCAGAATCAATTTCGGAGGAGGTGGTTTTCCAACCCCGCCAAAGCCAAACTATGAAAGAACAGCTCCAATTCAAAACCTTCTTCACGGGTACCATCAAAATTCTGATGATCCTGTAAATCAGGTAAATGGTGAGCAAACAAACACACATGCTTATAAACCTTCGGGAGCAAACAACTTGTGCACCTCCCTCAAAAATTTTACTCGCATGCGCGCTGCAATACTCAAAGAACGCAAACACTGGTGACAAAATCATCAACCAAGCGCCAACAACATCTTCCACAACGTCATCAACACTCGACACGCGTTGAGCATAAACCATTCTACCTGAACAAACTCGTCCAAGTATTTCGGCTTTAAGCGCAACAATAAGTGCTCTACGGTATGGTAGACGAGCTATCATACGTTCACAATACACAAACCTGCACTTGTCAACACGTGTCACTATTTCCCGTATTTCCTCAATTTTCGGCATGACTCGATAATGAGGAGCTACGAACAAGTCACGACTACGCACACTAGCGAAATCATAACTCAACGTTCTAAAATCGACAGGACGACCGACTGATCCCCAGACGTTCATCCACTCAACAATAATGTCATATCTTATGGCATTTCTTATTGCCTGGTGGTACTTACGACCACCACGTACCTTTAACATTATTGCCTCACGAGTAATTATACGTCCCCTACGTTGATTGCTGTAGTTTTCTACAGGAATCTGGCCGTACCACCATTTATTAAAGTACGACCACGCTCGGATGACGTTCCAATTTCTCGCATCCTCGTAGCGTTCTCCAATCGAAGATTCGATGATCTCATTGACCAACTCAGACGGCAAAGTAGCCATCAGAACCTTGAGTGAAGTTTCACACACACCCTTGTCATCGGGCAGGACGGAACCACAATGATTGTATAAAACAATACTAGTTTCTCCCGTTCTCTCGGACTCGCTAACACAATTTTCTTGCATCGCTAATGAATCTATTTATCCCGGATTCGTCGGTGAGTAAAACAAGTTTAAGTGAAAGAATTCTCA